CAGGCAGCTCCCGCGCCCGGCCAGCAGTACGCACCGCCACCGCAGGCAGCTCCCGCGCCCGGCCAGCAGTACGCGCCGCCACCGCAGGCAGCTCCCGGCGCACCAGCGCAGGGCCGACCGCAGCAGGCGCACGACTTTCTCCCCGCCCGCTAGGGCGCCCCGCCCGGCTCGCTTCGGCGGGTCGGGTTTTTTTTTGTCCGCTGGGCTTGCGTTACCGGTAACAGGGCGTTACACTAGCGCCAGACACCAACAAACAGGGGCACAAAAATGACACCGACCATCGAAATCAGCATCGAAACGTACGCCGGCCACACCGGGCACTATTTCACCCTGACCTTGACCGAAAAAACCTCGTTTCTGGTGGCGCTGGACGGTGCCGGTTTGTTCATCACGAAATTAAACACTCCATTCATCGGCGGCCTGCCTTTCAACTCAATGGCCGACGCCCTAGCGCATTATAAAAACGCGAAAATGCTCTCCGCCCTTCGCGCCATCCCTGGGTATATCGCCGCCGGCCTGACCGGCCCGCGGGCGGTGCAGGCGTGAGCACCCTACAGCCACCAAACGACGGGCCGACGTACGAAACGGCGAATTTTTGGGTGCTGGTGCTGGATAACGGCGCGCATGAGGTGTACCAAAAAGGCATAACGCACTCCACCCGGTGCGCGCAGATAGGACACACCGGCGAGACGGGACTCGCGCGGGCCATCGCCGAGTGTAGCCGCCGGGAAGCCGGCAGGGGGGTGCGGGCGTGAACCGCCTACGCTGGGTCGTCCTTCTGCCGCTGTTGCTGCTGACCGCCGCAGCGGCCGCGCCGCACCAGCTCCTGTGCGCACTGTTCGACCACGACGAGGCGTACCGCGGCGTCCTCGCATCGGAGCGCCCGCTCTGGGCGGCCCTGCTCCGGGACTTCGGCCGATGAACGCAGGCGACCGCGAGACGACCGAGATCTGCTACCACGCCGAAAGCGACTGCCTGTTCATCGGCGCGCCGAGCGACCAGGTCGACGTTGTGTACCCGCACGAACTCCCCGCCGGGGCGCGGGTCGGTACGGCCCTGTCGCACTCGACGGTCTACCCGTCGCTTGACTTCGAGACGTACAGCGAAGCGGGGTTCGGAATCGGTGCGAAGGTGCGCGGACTCGGGCCGCGGGGCAAAGGCGGCCTCGGCGTTGTCGGGACGCCCGCATACGCGGAGCACCCAACCGCCGAGATCCTGTCGGCGGTCTACGACCTGAAAGACGGGCGCGGCCGGCGGCGGTGGCTGCCCGGCACGCCGAACCCGGTCGATCTGCTCGACCATATCGCGCGCGGCGGTTTGCTGGAGGCGTGGAACGTGACTTTCGAGTGGTGGGTCTGGAACATCATCGCGGTGCGCCGCCACGGCTGGCCTGTACTGCCGCTCGACCAGTGCCGCTGCGCGATGGCGAAGTCGCGCCGGTTCAGCCTGCCCGCTGCTCTGGATGGCGCGGCGAAGGTACTCGGCACCCTGCAAAAAGACCCGGACGGCAAGCGGCTGCTCCAGAAGCTAACCCGGCCGCATACGCCCACCAAAAACCGCGCCGCGCACCGCTGGACGCCTGCGACCGCGTGGGACGACTTCGTCAGGCTGTACGGCTACAACGGCCAGGACGTCGAAGCGGAGGACCAGGCCAGCGCGAGAATCCCCGACCTGACCGACCACGAACACGACGTCTGGCAAATGGACCAGACGATAAACGCCAGGGGGGTGTTGGTCGACGTCGTAACACTCGACGCCGCTCTGGACGTACTCGGGCAGGCCGAACGGAAGTACACCGTCGAGCTGGCCACCCTGACCGGTGGCGCTGTCGGGTCCGTGTCAGAAACCGCCAAGCTTGGCGCGTGGCTGTCCGACCAGGGCGTACCGCTGCCGGACATTCAGGCGGTCACCGTCGCCGACACGCTGAAACGGGACGACCTGCCGCCGGACGCACGCCGCGCGCTGCAGATCCGCGAGACGCTCGGGTCGTCGAACGTCAAGAAACTGCGCACGCTACGGCTGCAGGTATCCAGCGACGGGCGGCTGCGCGATCAGTATAAATACTGCGGCGCGGACCGAACCGGTCGATGGGCTGCCGGCGGCGTCCAGCTGCAGAATATCACGGCGAAAGGTCCCGCGGTGTCAATCTGCGAAAGCTGCGAGCAGCCGTTCGGGCGGACTGTCGGCGCGGACTGCCCGCGTTGCGGCGGCTGGATGGTCCACGACGCGCAGGACTGGACGATCGACCACGTCGAGGCCGCTATCACTGATATCAGAACCGGCGACCTGGCGACTGTCGAGCGGATCTGGGGCGACCCGGTCGACGTGCTCTGCGGCGTGCTGCGCGGGCTGTTCATGGCGCGGCCCGGTAGCAAGTTCGTTTGCGTCGACTTCTCGGCGATCGAGGCGGTCGCGGCTGCGTGCCTTGCGCGCTGCCAGTGGCGGATCGACGTATTCAACACGACGGGAAAGATTTACGAAATGTCAGCCGCTAAGATCACCGGCACCGACCCCGCAGTTTACGACGCGTACAAAGCGGAACACGGCACGCACCACGCGGACAGGAAGAAAATCGGCAAGGTCGCGGAATTGGCCAGCGGATTTAGCGGCTGGATTAACGCGTGGAAAGCCTTCGGCGCCGGCGAGACCATGACCGACGACGAGATCAAGAAAAACATACTGGCCTGGCGCGCTGAGTCGCCCGAAATCGTCGATATGTGGGGCGGACAGTTCCGCTGGTGCGGTCCGGGTAAGTGGGACTTTCGCGCCGAGCTGCACGGGCTAGAGGGCGCCGCCATCCAGGCGATCCAGAACCCCGGCCAGAATTACAGCCATATCGATATCACGTACGGCGTGGCGAACGATATCCTATTCTGTCGCCTCCCGTCGGGGCGCTTCCTGCACTACCACCGGCCGCGCCTGGCGCCCGCCATCGACAAGCTGAACCGAGGCCCGGCGGTATCAATTAGTTTTGAGGGGCACAACAGCAACGCGGCGAAGGGGCCAGTCGGCTGGCACCGGATCGAGACGTTCTCCGGGCGCCTTTTTGAGAACGTGGTCCAGGCGGTCGCGCGTGACATTCAAGCCGACGCCCTGCTGCGGTGCGAGGCGAACGGCTACCCGATCGTAATGCACACCCACGACGAGGGCACCGCAGAGGTGCCAGACTCGCCGGAGTACAACGTCGACGCTATGGCGGCGATTATGTCAGAACGGCCCACCTGGGCGAGCTGGTGGCCACTACGCGCCGCTGGTTGGGAGCACCAAAGATATCAAAAGGATTAAACGAGATGACCGGGGACACCAAACCGCCGCCCGCGCCGAAATGGCGGTACTTTCTTTTCTGCTACACCGGGAGCTACGCCGAGGGGGTGGGATTCGACGGGTCGATTCGCCTCGCCGCCCCCGGGTTCCCGTCCGCCGCACTCGTGCAGAACCGCGCTGGATACCGTGGAGCCCGGTCGCGGGTCGTTTCAATAACTGAGAAATCGAGGATCAAGATCGCCGCCCGTGCGGTCTGCCGCAGTTCGGGACACGCCCGGACGATGCGCCGTTCTGACGTACTGCCGAAGCTGGCCATCAGCCCACTGCCTTCAATTTTCTCTGTGCCCGGCACTGCTGCCGGCTGACGACAGTTTCCGTCACCCCGTCGCAGGTCGCCTCCACTTTAGCGAGTACCGTGCGCACCCGCTCGTCAGTAGCTTTGCGGCGCGCCTTTCGGCGACGCCATCTGGTGAACGCCCCGCGCACTAACCGCGCCCGCCTTGCTGCCTGTCGGCGGCTAGGATCAGGCGCTCGTGCGCCAGTCGGTTTGCCTCGCTCTGGTGCTCGCTGACCGTGCCGACTTCGTCCGTCAAGTCTCCCACGGAGTCCGCCAGGCTATCGACTGAACCTGCCAGCGGGCCGATAGTGTTCTCCTCCCGTTTCAGGAACTTATTCAACAGCCACGGGAACGCACCGGCCAGGGCGACCAGCATAGAAATCAGCGCGGCGATGACCCACCGCAGCGTAGCGAGGGCCGACTCGCTCTCCGGCGGCGGTGGGATCAGATCGACGGGCATGGTTATTACTCCGGTTCGTAGTCGTCCCATATCTGCACCGCCGCGAGTTGTCCTGCTGTTAACGCGGTTTGCAGCTCGGCCGCGTTAACAGGGTGCTTGACGTTGTCCGCCATGACCCAGTTACGCGACGCGATACCGTTCGCCGTCATTACTTCGATGGCGGTGCGTACGTTTAGTTCATCTTGCGGCCGGGTTTGTATCACGCGCCCGTCGCCGAAGTCGTAGGACATGGCCCGCAGAGCCGCGTCGCGGGTCTCTTTGTTCGTCGGTACGTGCGGCGCCTGCGCGGGTGCGCTGAACGCCCCGCCCCCGTCATCCGTCCAGTCGACGCCCACGCCGCCAGGATCGGCAACGTATGGCCCGGCGATTTCGGTAACTTTGTGGACAGCTACGACCACCCTGTTCTCTACCAATAGCCCGCGCATCTAGTAAAACTCCTTTATGATTACGATCCCGTCAGCACCGTCTCCGCCTGCGCGATCGGTTACGACGTCCAGTACCGCCACGCCGCTGCCGCCGGCGCCAGGTGCTGCCCCGTCGGTTCCATCTGCTGACGCCTGCGAGAAATTGCCCCCGCCGTACACACCGGCCGCCCCGTCGCCCCACGACGCGATATCGCCGGCCAACACGCCGCCGGTGCTGCCGTGGTTTCCGCCGAAATTGAAGTCGCCGCCTGAGGACAGGACGTACGACCCGCCGTGGTTGGTCCCTGTGCCTGCGGTGCCTGTCGCCCCTGCGGCGCCGTTTCCTGCACCCCCCGCCAGGCTGACGCCTGACGCGGTGACCGTGGAACTGCTGCCGGCCGCCCCGGCGTTGTTGCCGGCGATACCGCCCACGCCGCCCGCGCCGACTACTATCGCGTAGCTGGTGGCGATGTCCGTCACGACTTTAACAGTGGTCGAGCCTGCGCCGCCCCCGCCACTACTGGCTGCCGTGCCTGCGCCTTGCCCATCAACGCCGCCGCCGCCGCCGCCCGCACCGGTGCAGGTGAACTCCAGCGCCTTGACGCCGTCTGGCGGCGTGTACGTGCCGCCTGCGGCGAATGTGACGAGATTCACCGACCCGGCCCGGCTCAGTACGAATTTCCCGAGGGCGCTATCGTAGATCGCGCGGACGCGGCCGGCGACCTCCCCGGCGCCCACGGCGCTGCCGTCCGCCAGGACGATGCTTTTAACGCCGAGTCCCGCGACGTTCACCGTCGACGCGCTGGTGTTGTCAACGCCCGCAGTAAACTCGACAGCCATCCCGTCGAAATAGCTCGCCGGCCCTTGCTGGCCCGTCCGCAGGTCGAGAACGTACGCGTTCACTACCCCTGAGTCGTCGTACCAGGTGGCGCGGCCCGCTGCGATCTCGACGATCGCCTGCAGGTACTCGGACAGGACCGCAGTGTCTGCGTTGCCGCTCGGGACGATGCCCGACGCAGCGAGCAGCGCCTGCTGTAGCCCGTACGTGTCGTTGAGAATCGCCTCCTTTATCGGCGTGCCGTCTCCGGCGGTGCCGGTGGTGTCGTTTTTCGCCGACCCGTACGGGTAGTTCGCGTCGGGTGCGGTGATCCGCCCGACGTTCTCGGCTAAGGTGTTCGGGTTCGTTGCCATGCGTTGCGGCTCCTATGTGTAGTCGGTCAGTATGCCCAACCATTGCTCGGTCGGGCAAATTTTCAAGCAGAGATCCTCGAATTCTTCGCGGCGGCTCTGCGGGACAGTCGCGGCAGCGGGGAACGTCGCGCCGCCTATGTAGAGGAAATACGGGTATTTGGTCGGGTCCGACGGGATAACATACTGCTTGCGGCCGTAGCTGATCCGCTCCACGCCTGCGGCCGCGTCGTCGCCACCGGCGAACATGAGGTCGTGCCCCGCCCCGAGGATCTCGACCCCCGTCGTCAGTACCTTATTAACCAGCGGGTACCCTGACGGGGAATCGTTGGAATTAGCGAACATCGAATCGCCGCCACAGTACGCCAGGTCGTGCCCGGCGCCAACAAATTGACGCGGCGCTACCCCGTCCCAAAGGTACGTGAACAGGTTGCGCGCCGTGGGCGTAACGTCGCCATCGACCGACCCGCCTGTCGGGTGCGCTACGGACGGCACCCACCATTCGTGTACGTACACGTCGAAGCCGGCCGCCTGCAGCGTATCCTGTATGTACCGCGGGTCCTGCCCGCCTTGCGCCTGCCACGTTGCCGCTAGCCTGTCCCGGCGTGCTTGCTCGTCCAGTCCGACAGTCGGCAGCGCGAACTGCTGCTCCCACTCGGCCAGTGCCGTCGTCTCCTGCGGGTCGATCTCGACGAATACGCCGTCGAGGTACGTCCGCACGTCGGCCGGCAGGCCGGTTAATCCGTCAAAAAACCGCCGCAGGTACTTGTCGGCGGTTATGCGCCACGCCCTGCCGCGCGGTAGGAGGTGCGCGTACGTGTCGAGCCAGTCCATCAGACGAACGACACGGCGGAAAGTTTAGACTTCTCGCCCTCGCCGAGTACGTACGCGCCGATCCCACCGGACCCGCCAGCGGCGTAGAAAACCGCCGACGTGAACGTTCCGCCGGCCGCCGTTACGATATCCTCGACGATGGCCGACACCCTGGTCCGGGTCAGCTGGTCGCGCCGGGGCGGCACGGACAGGCCCGCGATGAACGGTTCGGCAGCGGCAAAGTACTCGGTCAGCGCGGTGGTGATATCTGTCTGCACCTGCGCCAGGTCAGCGACCCCGGCAATGGTCGCCACCTGCACGTCGAAGCCTGCGCGCGTGATCGGTAGCGAATTAACGAAGGCGCCTGCGTTGCGCCTGCTGGCTAGTCCTGCCGAGTCGAGGGTAATTAGGTCCAGGACCGACTGCAGCTGCGCGGTCGTCGGTATACCGTCGGCGCTGCCTGACGACTCGGGCGTCGCCTCGCTGTAGACGTCGACCTCGCCGGGCGCGCCGGTGTATGGGTAGACGTTAATGATCCCAGCGGCCTCTTCGCCCCACAACTCGTAGTCCGAATAGGCGCCGCCCTGCGGTCGTTTCTGAAACCTGTCGATAATGCGCTGTCGGTACGCCTCGACGGACTCGCCGTCTGCGCCGGTCACGGTCTGGCTGTTTACGACCGCGGCCCGCGCTACGTTAGCGAGCGGATTAGCGAAACTGATCGACGCGCCCGGGTCGAGGTTGCCAACCACGCCTGCGCCGCCTCCGCCGGTCTGGTCAGACACGGCGCGCACGGTTGCCTGCACGGTCGGGGCGGTCAGCGCCACACCGGCCAGGGTGATATACGTCACGCCGTTACCCGGCCCGACTAGCTGCGAGCCGGCGGGCAGGCTGCCCGCTTGGTTTTCTACGGTGATATCGACCAGTAGTTCGGCCTGCGTGGCGGCTACCGGGTCACCGACGCCGATCAGCCTGCCCCAGAACGTCAGCGGGTTGACCGTCTCGCCGTTGATGTCGGTATCGACCGCGCTGGCGGTGCGAACGAACAGCTGCAGGAAAACGAACCCGCCGTACTTGTATAGCAGGATGAACACCGCCGCGAGGGTTTTAGACAGTACGCGCAAAAACGACTTAGGTAGCAGCGGTATCGTCTGTGCCAGCGTCGCCTCCAGCTGCGCGATAATGTTGTCGCTGATCTCTTGCGTGGTCGGTGGCGTTAAGCTCATTGGGCGGCGTCCTTCCAGTTTTCAGAAAATTCTAACCGGCGTTTCGTCCCGTCCGGTCCGGTGATCAGCACGACGACCCGGATCGTGTTCAGGCCGGGCATGGTGGCGACAGTCAGAACGCGCGTTGCTGCGCCTGCGGGTACCAGCCACGCCAGGTCGCGCCCGGCTGCAGCTTCCAGGCGGCGCAGGTTGGCCGGTATCGCGGGCAGTGACCGCAGTAGATGCTGGAGCGCGCTGCGCTGCTGCCTGTCGGGCGGCTCGCCTGCGTTGCCCCACCACTGCAGCTTGTTATCGGTGGTGCCGTCGTCCTGCTCGTTACCGCCGAACAGCGATAGATAAACGGCAGACGCGAGCCCGTCGCCCATCGTCACGACGCCGTCGACGGCTTCGATCTCGCCATCGTCGTCAGTCTGGGATAGTTTGACGTCGCTCAATTATTCGCCCCGGTTGGCCCCGGCGCGCTTGACCCACCGAGTATGTTGTGGTCGTGCCCGGCGATCTCTTTACCGGCCAGCACTAAGCTGTTCGGGACCGTCACGTCACCGTTTGCCGCTATCGTCACGCCATTCACCACGAAATCGCCTCCCGCCTGCAGCTCGAACGACCCGTTGTCGTTTCGCCCGAGTATAGACCCGTCAGGGCTGATCGTCACGTCTGCCGCTGCGTTCCCGCTGATTATCTCGCCGGTGGCTTTGAGCCAGACCGCCGCGACGGCCATTCCGTCGGCAGGGTCGCGCGAGTAGATCCGTTTCTCTCCGGCCGCAGCCTGCGCTGCGTTGATCGGGTCGACGTAGCCCAGCGATGCGAACCGGCCGCGCTGCGGTGTTGGCCCGGCGTAGCTGTAATCGGTGTCCAGCGGGTGCGCGTCGTCGCCAGGTGGCGCGAAGTGCTCCGCCGTAATATTCGGCCCGCCGCCCGGGTCGCTCTTAACGTCGCTGACCTGCGCGCCGTTGCGGACGGTACGGACGAACGACAGGACGCGCGCTACTAATCCCACGGCAGCGACTCCGGCGTCTGGCCACTGAACGACCCCGGCAGTACCAGGTCGAGCGTCGCGGTCGAGCTGGCGGCGTTACGGGCAAACCGCACCTGCCTGATAACGAACTCGTACGCGTTGTAGACCATCGCACCCGGTGCGGTCAGAATGATAGTTGTGTTTGGCACCCACAGCTCACCCTGCGGGTCGCGCCAGGTACTGACCGCGACAGAGTAGGACGCGGCGTTGCCGAACATGCGGCCGGCTTTGGCTGCGACGGCGGTCGTTATGTCGCCGCCCTCTACGTCGGCCGGGTTGAACGTCATCGGACGCAGCACGCCAGCCAGGTGCGGGTTGCGTACCGTGTACTGCGACCCCTCGGTGCCGACGTTGACCGACTCCAGGCCTGTAACGTGGCTGTAATACTGTTGCGGTGAGAACGTAGGCGTTACGCTCAAAAGCGGCGAGTCGCCCTGCGTGAGTACCGCCACGGGCGCGCCCGGTCCGACGGATTGCTGGATCAACAGCTCGCCGGTCGGCGTACTCGACAGGACGTGTGCCCGTTGCCGTGCGAGGTCTGCCAGAAACGACTGGACCGTCTCGCCCGGGTCGACTGCTACGCGCTCGAACGTCGGCCCGGCTCCGCCCGGAGCAGATACGCCGACGCCAAACGGTGCGCAGAGTCGCGCGGCGATCTCAGGCAGCGCGAGCCCGTCGAACTCGATCGGGAACGCCGACGCCGGCGGCGTGCAGTCGTTCAGCACGCCGGCCCGTGAGTACCCCGACACGGCGGCCGTTTTGGACTGCGCGCTCAGTGCGGGCGTGACGCCGATCAGCGTACCAGTGAACAGCGGAACACCGCCGACGGTCACGTCAAGCGGCTTGTAGCTGAACGGCCGGAATACCTCCCGGAATCCCGGTGCGTTCGGGTCGAATGGCGCCGCGAATTCCAGCGTGTCCATTGCGTCCAGCGACCGAACCAGCTGCATGTCTGACCAGAACCGGAACCGCTGCCCATCGATCAGGACGGACGCCTCGTCGGCCGTGTTGCTCGGTGCGTCGGCCGGTTTGTCTGTCGGTGCGTCGGGCAGGTCGGGCACGAACAGCGGCGTGCCGGGCGTCAGTGGGTCCGCTGCGCCCGGGTTAGCTGCGGCCAGTTCGCCGGCGTGCTGCTCGCTGCCGTAGACTCGCCGCGATACGTCCGCGAAGGTGTCTCCGGGTACGGGACTATAGGTAGTAGACAATGGTGCGGCCCCGTGGTAGCTCCAGGATCTCCGAACCGCTCAGATCGTTAGAACTGATTAAAAAATCGAGCTTATCGTCGACGGTGCCGTACAACTCCATCGCCAGGTCGATCGGTGTCCGCGCGCGGTCGAGCGTTACGCGGTGCTCCCGCTGCAGGGTAAACGAGATCTGCACCAGGAACCCGGCCGCCAGTGCGACAGCGTCCTGCAGCTGTTGGTACGCCCCGCCCGTGTCAGTGGTGGCCACTTCGGACGGTCTGCCGCTGGAGGCGAGCGGCAAGGTCTCCGCGAGCGCTGCCAGCTCTGCGAACTGCTCGTCGCGCCACGCCGTTACGGCGGCGAACTGGTCGAGGATCTCCTCGGCTGCTGCCAGCGCCTGCGGTTTGGTGACGAACTGCGTATTAACCGCCGAGATAACCGCCCCGGTGACGTACGCCGAGACGAACAGGTCTTTAGCGTGGAACGTGTTGGCGACTTGCTTCGGGCTGCCTGACGCTACCGACGCGCCATCGCCACCGAATATCGCCGTCGCCAGATCTTTGTACGCAGTCAGCCGCGCCGCTATGGCCGTGAACGCGCGGGCAGGGGCCTGCACCAGCTGCACGACCTGGAACGCCAGCGTGAGCGGCGTCGAGACCAGCTCGGTGATACCCGTCTGGATCGACGTCACGATGGCGTCAAATTGTTGGCGGACTGCCGCCTCGGTGTCGGCGATTAACTGCAGGCCGCCCTGCACGTTGTCGACCAGGGTGTCGACGATGTTGCGGAACGACACGCGCTCCGACGCGGTCGCCAGGTCCAGGCTGTCCGCGAGCTCGTCGGCTGCCGTGTCGTTGAACGCATCGACTGCCGCGAGAACTTCGGACGCCGGGTCGCCTTGCGCCTGCGGGTAGATTATGTCGGTCGTTTCCCAGAACGTCAGCTCGATGACCGCCTGGTTTGCGGCGGTCTTGAGGTCGTCCCGGCGGTTGATCGTACCGAACGGCACCACGGCGGGCGTGCCGTACTTCGGGTGGTCGAGCTGCCCCGTGCCGACTTCGCGCAGCAGCTCCAAAAACGCGTCGGCCTGCTCGTCGTAATCGTCTCCCCAGAAAAACATGCGCAGCGGGAACCGTCGACTGGTCGGGCCGTTGTCCTGGACGTACGTGCCGTCTGCGTCCGGGAAGTCAAACGACGACGTTTTCTTATCGAACTCCAGCTTGACGTCTTCGTACGCGAACGTCTGCCGCACGCCGCTCGGCGACGTGTACGCGGCCTCCAGTACGCGGTCCTGCCACGGCACCGGTTAGCACCCCAGCCGTAAGCGGATCTCGGTCTCGAACCCGGGGCCAGCCAATACCTCGCCGTCTGGCTTGGCTGGCGACACGTAAACGAGTTTAGGCGAGTACGTGCCAGGGTCGACCGCCAGGCCGCCGAACTTGATCGCCACGGCGTTGCCGCTGAACGACTCCGCGTCGTGCGTCGCGTTCTGCAGTTGCCCGCATACCTCGGCATAAACCCGGGTTGCCCCGAGCGCGTCCAGGTCTACCGGCGCGCCTGCAGAATCGAATATCGTCAGGTCGGTCACGTTGTCCGCATCGAGCGCCGCGGTGACCTTAACGAGTTTAGACATTAGCGGTGATAGTGAACGCGCCGGCGGCGTTGACGGTCAGCGTAAAGCCCTGCGTCGTGTCGACTGCGGTCGTCCCGTCGGTAGTCAGGTCGACAATTTTCAGGCAGTCATCAGCCGCGCTGGTGTCGTTAAGAATAGCGAGGCACTTCGCGTCGATCGGGTTCGCCCCGTCGGCCGCGAAGGTGATATCGGTGTAATCGAGTTTTGACACGTTGGCCGCCCGTGTCCACGTGACGCCCGCCAGCGCGGTTTTGCCTGCGTAGTTCCCGCCGATGGTCGCACCGGTGAAGCTGGCCGCGTTGAGCACGGTGTTAGCGTCCAGGCTGGCGAACGTGTTAGTTACGAGCAGAAACGCGAACGCGTCCGCCGAATTGTTGTACGCACCGTCGCCCGACCGAAGGTCGTACTCAGCTACGTTTTTAGAATCGCCTCGTGCCATCTGTCTTACCTCGTTGTGATTACCAGGGCCGTGTTGCCGTCGTAAATTATGCCGCGCCGGTTGCTGTCCGTCACTATAACGAAATCGGGGACAAACAGCACGACGTTACCAGGAAGCGCTACGCTGTTGCTGTTCGCCGCGTCGGCCACTATCGTCAGGCCGCCGAGCTGTATGGTCGGGTCGTTCGCGCTGCTGTTGCTGTTCGCCGCGTCGGCCACTATCGTCAGGCCGCCGAGCTGTATGGTCGGGTCGTTCGCACTGCTGTTGCTGTTCGCTGTCGCAGCATCGACTGTAACGGCTGCAGTCAGGGCGATGGTCGGGCCGTTCGCGC